TCAGGAGCAAAGATCTTGTTCGACGGGACTGACGGCACAGCAAACGAACTTATTTTCCAAACGTTCTCAGTGTCAGGTGGATTACAAGAATCATTTAGAGCACAACAAGGCGGAGCAAAAGTCACAGGCGCTTTAACAGTGACAGGTGCAACAACCATGACTGATGCTTTGACGGTAACAAGTGTAACAACCAACGACATCACATCAAATGGTTCAAACGCAGATATCACTATAGATCCACAAGGTACAGGAGATATTAATTTAACTTCAACTGCTGATATAAACATACCAGCAGGTGTTGGTTTAACTTTTGGTTCTGACACAGAAAAAATAGAAAATACTTCTGGAAACAATTTATATCTTTATGCTGATACTAACATTTATTTAAATGCTGAAAATGATTTACACTTTGATGCCAACGGTGGAGATATAGTTTTAAAAGACAATAATACAAAATTTGGTCAATTTTCACAATTAGGTTCAAAATTGACTATATATTCAGGTCCATCATCTGATGCTGAAATCACCTTAGGCGGTGCAGTACTTTGCGAGAATGCTAGTGTCAAATTTACAAGTTTACCAACATCGGACCCAGGAGTGGCAGGACGACTTTGGAGAGATGGAACGGATCTGAAAATCAGCATAGGATAATAGGAGGTAACTATGGCACAAAAAGTAATTGACATAGGTACTGTTGGTGATGACGGAACTGGCGATACTATTAGACTTGCTGGTATAAAAATAAACGAAAATTTCACGGAAGTATACGACTTTGATGTTGTTGCATCAGATATAAGATTTTCAGGTAACGAAATAATTTCACAATCTTCTAACGCAGATATTGTTCTTAAAACTGCAGGAGTGGGTAAAATTTTATTTGGTCCAGGTATAACACTTAACGATAATAATATTGAGGCTACTAGATCAAATGAAGATTTAATTTTCATTGCGGCAGGAACAGGAGCAGTTACAACACCTGCATTAAGATTCAACGACAATAATATTGAAGGTGCAAGAACAAACGACAATATTAATATAATGCCTACTGGAACAGGTGTAATCAACATGGGTTCAGGAATCATTCTCGATGACAACAACATTAAAACTGCAAGATCAAATGATAATTTAATACTGATACCAAGCGGTACTGGACAAGTTGTGATTGCAGGTGTAGGATTTAGTAGTGGTACAACAATTACTGCACTTGATTCTTCTTCAATCAATATAAATGAAAACTTAATATTGGACGGAACTTTAAATGTTTCAGGAGCATCAACATTTTCTAGTGCAGTTGCTTTAGATTTAACAACTATTTCAGTAACAGGTTTAACAACTTTATCAACTTTATCAAACGGTGGAGCATCAACTTTTGCTGGCACAACAACAATTGACAATTTAACATTTAACGATAACATAATTGGCACATCATCAAATGCTGATATAAGATTAACTCCAGGCGGTACTGGTGTTGTCAATGTATCAAACATGACAATTGATTCAAGCATAAACTTGACAGACAATATATTAAAAGTAACAAGATCCAATGACAATTTAATTTTAACTGCAAATGGATCAGGCAGTGTAGAAATTTTATCAGGAATGACCACAGCGGCAGTTACAACTATTGGTGATGTTGATATTACTGGAGACAAAACAATTACAGGTCAATTAGATGTTGAAGGAATACAAATTAAAGATAATAAAATTTCTACAGATGAATCAAATTCAAACCTATTAATTTCAGGAAATTCAAGTGGTAATGTTGTAATTGATGATGTTGACATTGGGGGTGGTGCTATTGATGGCGTGGTTATTGGTGGTACAACACCAGCGGCAGGTACGTTTTCATCTTTAACAATATCAAGCAACACAATATCATCATCTGGTGTAACAATTACTGATAACGAAATAACAGCAATTTTATCAAATGATAATTTAGAATTTACTGCGAATGGATCTGGAAATGTTGTAATTAATGAGTTAGCATTACCAAACGCAGACGGCGGAACAGGACAATTTATAAAAACAGATGGGAATAAATCTTTATCCTTTGATACTGTACCTATTGCATTGGGTATAACTGCTATTCAAGATGCACAAACTCTGATTGGATTCTCAAGTGTTACAGAACAAAGTCCTACTACGGCAGTAGGTGCTCATGAATCAATAACAAGTTCATCAAGTATTATTGATGAATGGGATCAAACAAAATATGACAGTGCTTGGTATTTCACTCTGCAAAGACACGCAACAACAGATAGTTCAATTCACTTTTCAAGTTTCAAAACTTCTTTAGTGCAAGGAACAACAGATGGTAGTACATATGACGCTTTTGATGGAACTGGACAAATTATTAAAACAAAAGATGATGACTTTATATTAACAACTTCTTCTGATATTAGAAGTGCTGTAACCAAAGTAAGATTACTAGGTACAGCAGGACTTCTTTCAGATTCAACTGTTGCACCTGAAACTGCTTTAACATTTTGGAGAATTGGATTAGGAGATAACGATTCATCTGGATGGAGTTCAGGACAGGCGGCAACTATTGTGGTTGCTGACTTAGATTCAGCGGCGGCAAACTTAGACACTTGGGCACACGCAGATTACAGAGGTGCAAAATATTATATTTCAGTAAACAACACAACAACAAACGAAGTTCAAAACAGTGAAGTTATTATAGTTCATAACGGATCTGATGCATTCATACAAGAATACAACACAATAGTTTCTAATTCTGCAAGTACTCCTTTAGCAACTTTCACAGCAGATATAAGCGGAAGTAATGTAAGATTAAGAGGTGAAAACGGAACTGCTGGTACTTGTAGAGTTACAATGTACAGAATTATATTAGCAGATGATGAATCAGATGCATCAAGCACATATGAAAATGTAATTGGTGCTCAAACAGTAAGCAACACAGCATCAACTACTATTGATACAAACTCATTTAGAGGAGATGTAAGTCCTGATATGAGTTCAGAAAAAGTTATTAATAGTTTTGCTAAAGCAGACTATGATAGTGTTTGGTATCACATGATACAAAAAGATATAACAAACACTGAATTTGTAATGAACAAATTATCAACCAACCACGGAATTGATACTGACGGTAGCACTGTTAATGCAGGTGTTACTGATTCATCTGTTGTAAAAACTGGAGCAATGACTGATATTACAAATTTTGATGTTGGTATAAACAGTTCAAATTTTGAATTAAAAGCAACAGCCGTTACTGATGGTTCAACCACAATAGCAAATGCAATATCTTATTATGCTATAGGTTTAGGTGACAACACGACAACTAACACAACTGGAAAAATTGGTACACACGCAGGAGTAACATTTGGTGGAAACAATGAAACAAGAGTTGATACTGTTACAGCAACAGGAACTACAACTTCTATTCTTTCTACACAAAGAACACTTGCTGAATTTACAGCATCGGCATATGATAGTGCATGGTTCTTAGGAGTATCAAACGATGTTACAAACTCTGGTCTTGCAACTTTCAAATATTCTGTTATGCACAACAATTCAGATGCATTTATTACTTCTTCATCAATCACAAGAACAGATGAAAGTCATAATCACTTAGAAACTGACGCTGATATTAGTGGTAGTAATGTAAGGTTACTAGGTAATGGTGGAAGACTTGATGACTCTTCAAAATCAAATTCAAATACTATCGCATATTACAGAATTGGTTTGGGTGATAACGACTCTTCTGCATATACAAGTGATGATGGCAACGCAGATACCGATGTCGTTACAGTTGGTGGTATTCAAGAAACAGATATTGACCGCGTGACGGCAAGTGGAACTCATGCCACACTATCATCAGCAGGCACAACAACCTGTGCAGAGTTCACAGCAGGACAATATGACGGAGCATTGTTCTATGTTGTAAACCGTGATGTGGCAAATGGTAGTTTTGAAACACAGAAAATATCTTTGGCTCACAACATAAATGATTCATTCATGACAAGTTCATCTGTTGTAAGCACCGATGAAGGTGACACTCATCCAATCTATACTACAGATATTGTTACAGCAGATGACAGCACTAGTAAGGTTAGATTAAGATCTACAGATTCAGACGGTAGCACCGTGTCAGCAAACAACACAATGGCATACTACAGGATAGGTTTAGGTGATGACGACTCAACTGGACACGTTGGTGAGTTAGGTTTGGTCACTGATATAATGCACGTGGACATCATAGACAGTTCTGTTGTCACTCTTGATCAAATTGCTCATGGAGCACACGTAGGAGCGAAATATTTCATAACAGTGATCAATCAGTCAACAGGTGAGACAGGCAACATAGAAGCATTATTAATACACGACGGCTCGGACGCATACATCACAACATACAACGAAGTTAATACCGGAGGTCCTGGAGATTCGACAACAACTGCTAATTCATTAATCACATTGACGGCAGACGTCAGTGGTGGATCTTTCAGATTAAGAGGTTCAGCGACAGCGGGTGGTAGCACAAAAGTCATAGTCAACAGGGTAGTTGCATTTGGAGATTCAGAGTCCGATGAAACCAACTCTGACAGCACAAGAAAAATAATTGGAAACGTCACAGTAAGTAGTACTCCAACGGCGTTTGATACATTCATGTCCAGCGAAACTGATGCGGCGCACTATGTGATAACTGGACAAAACGGCTCAAATGAAAATTTCATGTGTGAAACGGTTGTTATAACTGATGGCACAACTGCATATGTATCACAAGGACCTAATGTAAGTTCTAAAAGTACAGATATGTTAGAAATAACTGCGGCAGTATCCAGTGGAGTAGTAACTGTTAGTGCAAGTTCAACATCAGGTGGATCCACAACTGTGCAGGCCTTTGCGATAAAATTAAAAGCACCTGAAAGTTCTACAGCAACAATTGATAGTTGGTCGGCAAGTACATACAGAGGTGCAAAATACTTTATATCATTGAACAACACAGATAGCAACGAGATCAGTAATATTGAATGTATGGTTGTGCATGACGGAACAACTGCTTTTATAAACGAATACAATGAACATTATAGTGGTAGTGCAAGTTTAATAACTTTATCTGCTGACATCAGTGGTGGCAATGTAAGATTAAGAAGTGTTGTTGCTCAAGATAACACAAGAGTTACTTTCTATAAAATAATTTTAGCAGATGCTGAAACTGATATAACTGGCGGAACCAACGTAAATGTAATTGGTGATGTTACAGTATCTAGTACAGCAACAGCGGTAGATACTTTTGTAGATTCAGAGTATGATGGTGCTCATTATGTGGTTATTGGTTATAACAGTTCTGAAGCCGCGGCATCTATACAAGAAGTAACTGTGGTCACTGATGGAACAAATGCTTTTGTGGCACATGGTCCATTTGTAAGTTCTAAAGAAACAACTCAACTTGTTATGACAGCGGCACATGATGGTTCAAACACAGTAACATTATCAGCGGCATCTACTTCGGGTGGTTCTACTAAAGTAAATGCATACAGAATTCACATGAAGGCTCCTACTGGGCAAACAGATAATTTAGATACATGGGCAAAAGGAACATACAGAGGTGCAAAATATTATATTTCTGCAAAAGAAACTATAACTGGTTACACTAGCAATATAGAATGTTTAGTAGTACATGACGGAACAACTGCTTATATAAATGATTTTAATGAACATTTTTCACACGTATCTTTGGTAACTTTAACAGCAGATATTAGTGGAAGTGATGTTAGATTAAGATGTGCAGGTAATATACCTGATGTTAAAGTCAAATGGTACAGAATTTTATTAGGAGACAGTGAGTCTAATGCAACTGGTGCCGACACTGCACTTATGGATACAGTAACAGTATCAAGTACAGCAACAGCAATAGATACTTTTGTGGATACAAGTTACACAGGTGCTCATTATGTCATTGTAGGATATAATTCAGGTGAGGGATCAGCATCTATATCAGAAGCAACTGTTTTAACTGATGGGACAAATGCTTATGTGGCACAAGGTCCTGAGGTATCAACTAAAGATTCAAGTCATCTTACACTAACAGCGGCACATGATGGATCATCAACTGTAACTTTAAGTGCGTCGGCTAGTTCAGGTGGCTCAACAACTGTTAATGCATTCAGAATACATATGCTACGTGGTGATGCATATTCTTATGACGTAGTAGATACTTTTGCACACGCAACTCACCAGGCCGCTAACTATGTGATTGTTGGAAAAAATGCCGCTTCTGAATCTCAAATTGCAGAAGTAAGTGTAGTTTCTGATGGTACAAATGCTTTTCTTTTACAGGAAGGTGCAAACATAAGCACACATTCAACTTCATCAATGGTAATGAATTTTTCAACAGCAGTAAACGGCAGTAATGTAGAATTAAGAGCACAAAATAATCAAGAAAATACAGACACCACTGTTAATATATACAAACTACAATTAGGAAGAGCGGCAGGTAACCCAAGTTCAATTGCAACACTAGACAGTTGGTCAGCAACTACATATAGAAGTGCAAAATACACAGTTTCTATAAGTGATTCTGCCAGCGGGTCTTTAGGTTTATACGAAACTTGTGATGTCTCTGTTACTCATGATGGCAGTTCAGCATACATATCAGTATTTGGAAGAATTACAAACCATACAGGCGATATGGTAGACTTTTCAGCAGATATAGACAGCGGAAATGTTCGTTTAAGAGGAACGATAAGTAATACTAATACACATACGGTAACCGTAGTAAGAAAGGTTATGAAAAACTAATATGGCAAAACAGACACTAGCAGTAGGATCAAATGCAAATGACGGTACAGGTGATACACTAAGAGCCGCAATGATTAAAGTGAACGATATGTTCACTGAGGTTTATAATTCACCAGGTATTGCGGCAGATACTATTTCAATATCAGGCAATGATATATCTGCTGTAAGAAGTAATGATGATTTGGTTTTTACTCCGTCAGGCACAGGTTCCGTAAGAACGAATGCATTAAGATTTAGTGGTAACAATATTGAAGGTGTTAGGTCCAATGACGACATTAATTTGGTGCCATCAGGAACTGGTAGTGTATTATTAGCCGGCATTAGAATTAATGATAATAATATTGAAGGTGTTAGGTCAAATGATAATATTAATTTAATACCGTCAGGAACTGGTGCAGTTACAACACCAGCATTAAGATTCAATGGCAACAATATTGAGGGTGTAAGATCCAATGATAACATAAACTTAATACCATCAGGAACAGGATCAGTTGTATTTGGTGCAATTAAAATTTCAGGAACTTCATTAAGTTCAGATGATTCAACTGCTATTAACATTAACGAAGGACTTATTGTTGACGGAACAGCAAACGTATCAGGCAATGTAACTTTGACTGGTGCTGTAACGGCGGAATCAACTCTTGAAGTTACAGGAAATACTACTTTAGCAAATTTAACTGTTACAGGTGCTTCAACACTAACTGGTACATCAACAGTAGATAATTTAACATTCAATGATAACATTATTGGTACATCATCAAATGCTGATTTACGTTTAGTGCCTGGTGGAACAGGAACAGTTGTTATTTCAAACTTAACTATTGATGACAATATTAATATAACAGATAACATTATTAAAACAACAGTATCAAACTCTAATTTACAATTAACAGGAAGTGGTTCTGGAACAGTTGAAGTAACGTCAGGATTAACAACAGCGGCAATTACAACTGTTGGAAACGTTGGTATAACAGGAACAGAAACAATAACAGGACAACTAGATGTTGACTATGTAAGAATTAAAGACAATACAATTACAACAAATGCTTCAGATGCCAATTTAGAAATTTCTGCAAATGGATCAGGTAATGTTATAATTGATGATGTTGATATAGGTGGAGGTGCCATTGACGGCACAGTAATTGGTGCGGCATCGGCGGCGGCTGGTACATTTACTACTGTAACAGCAACGACATCTGTAACTATTGACGGAGTTACAATTACAGACAATACAGTTTCAACTAATGCTTCAAATTCTCCTTTAGAGTTAACAGGAAACGGTACAGGTTCAGTAACAATTAGTGGTTTTACTTTTCCAACATCAGATGGAAGTGCAGGACAGTTTTTAAAAACAGATGGACTTGGTACATTATCTTGGGGTAGTGCAGGAGCAACTTTAAGTTATTCAGATATTGCAGATGCTACAACCACTGTGGCTACTTCAACAACTTCTGTTATGAATACTTTTGCCCATTCAACTTATAGAAGTGCCAAATACTTTATATCAATAGTAGATGCTACAAACAGTAGATATGAAATTGTAGAGGCGAATGTTACACACGATGGCTCAGATGCCTATATCGCAACTTTTGGTTCAACAACAAATTACACTGGAGGTTTGTGTACATTTTCAGCAGATATTAGTGGTAGTAACGTAAGAGTTTTGGTAACAAATATATCAGATGCTAGTACAGTATTCAAGTTCCAAGTAACCTATATAGACGCATAAAATTACATTCGGTTTATAGAATTCTAAATAAATAATCTTTATAAAGAGGAATTAATATATGGCACAACAAACTATTGGTATAGGATCAGCGGCTAATGACGGCACAGGCGATCCATTAAGAACAGCATTTAATAAGATAAATGATAACTTTACAGAATTATATGGAACTTCAGCATTTGGACAACAAATAACACTTTCAGGAAACAAGGTTTCTTCTAATGTTACTAATGCAAATTTAGTTCTAGAAGCAAGTGGCACAGGTGCCATTGAATTTGAAGGATTTCAAATAAGAGATAATCACATTGAAGGAACTAGAAGTAACGAAGATATAAGAATAACTGCAAATGGTACAGGAAATATATTTGTAGGTGCAATCAAACTAAACGGTACAACTTTTAGTTCAGATGACTCAACACTAATAACTTTTGCAGAAGGTGTTGATGTAACAGGTGCTTTAACAGGAACATCAGCATCTTTAAGTACTACTTTAGCAGTAACAGGTACAACAACTTTAACAGGTGCAACAACTGTCAATAATACTTTGACAGCAAACTCAGTTACAACAAATGCCATTTCATCAAATGGTTCTAACGCAGATATTTCAATACAACCAAGCGGTACAGGTGACGTTGTAATCAGTGCTTTAAGAGTAAATGGCACAACATTAGATTCATCAGATTCAACTTCTGTTACAATAGCAGAAGCAGTTGATATCACAGGTGCATTAACAGGAACGTCAGGTAGTTTCAGTACAACATTAGGAGTAACTGGTTTAACTACTTTAAGTGGCGGAGCGACTGTGCTAGGCACTATGACAGCAGGTTCAGTGACTACAAATGCTATCTCATCAAATGGTTCAAATGCAGATATAAGCATTCAACCAAGTGGAACAGGTGATGTAGTATTGAGTGCATTAAGAGTAAATGGTACAACACTAGACTCATCAGATTCAACAGCAATTAATCTTGCAGAAAACGTAGATGTAACTGGAACATTAACCACAACAGATATTACAACAACAGGTAACATAGTAGTTTCAGGCAACATCGCACCAGCAACATTATCAATTGGTGACTTAAACATCACTGCAGATGGTTCAATCACTTCAGATTCAAATGGTGATATAGTTATTGATCCAGCAGGTACAGGTGCAATAGTATTAACAGGAACAGTAACTCACACAGGTACACAAAATACAACAGGACAATTAAATGTTGATAATTTAAGAATTGATGGAAACACAATTTCTGCTCCATCATCAGGTGGTATTACTTTAACACCACAGGCTGGTTCAACAGTTGCATTAGGTGGAATTGCTACTGCTACTGAATTCCAAGCAACACTAGGTGAATTCACAACATTAAGAGCAGACAAAATTGAAAACGATACTTCAAACCATGCTTTAGAACTTGGAACACAAGGAACTGGTCCAGTTAAAATTGGACAAACTGAAATTTCAACAACTGCATCAACAATAACAGGTTTAGTTACAAATGGTGACATAACAATCACTCCACAAGGTACAGGTGCAGTAACAACAGCAAACCAATTAACTTTAACAGGATCTTTTAAACAAGCAATACATACTTTCACAGGAGATGACGCAATTACTGAGGCAGAACACGCAGGTAGAACATTATTACTTGGTGAAGTAGGCGGTAACGCACAGGTTACATTAACACTTCCAGATGCTACAGGTTCTGGTACAACATATAAGTTTGTAGTAAGTGTAACAAACACATCTAACTACATTATTAAAGTGCCAGATGCTAATAACACTATTGACGGTATAATCACTTACTTAGATTTAGATGGTACAGCAGTTACAGGATATGGAACAGCGGCGACTTCAGATACAATAACTTTGAATGGTACTACAACAGGTGGACTACTTGGTGATCATCTAGAATTAATTGATATAGCAACTGACCAATGGCACGTAAGAGGTTGTATGAGGGTTCCAACTAGTTCTAACCCAGCAACTCCATTTAGTGCTACTGTATCGTAATAATACGTATCATAACAAAAAGTCTTAACATAAGACAATATGAGAAAACATTATAACAACAAAAGACATCGATCTCCACGATCAGAAATTACTAGATTACAAGAAGCACTTAAACGTGAAAGAGACCCTGTTGCACGTGAAAATATAAAGCAACACCTAGAACATTGGCATCGCACACAGAATAATAGATACTAAAACTCAATAAATACTGACGAAGGAGTAAGTTTTAATGTCGACACCAGTGTGGACAACCACAGCAGGTAAAATTGCGTCAATTGACGAACAAGTGGCATATTCGCTACAATTAGAAGCGAATACAGCCGATTCTACGGCTGTCACTTACTCCGTAATCGCAGGAAGCCTACCTTCAGGAATGGAACTTACTTCAACAGGCTTACTGACAGGAATTCCAGCCGAGGTTTCGAAAAGAACTAGATATACCTTCGTCGTACGTGCCACGGCTGGAACAAAAATTACAGACAGAACATTTTATCTTGATGTATCAGGTGCAGATGCTCCAACATTTACAACCGCTTCAGGACAACTTAAAATGGAAGATTCCACAAGAGTTGGACTTTATTGGATATTAGATGGTGGACAAATGTCAGTTCAAATACAAGCAACTGATTCTGATACTGCGGCAGGACAACAATTAGTATATGAAATAGTACAAGGTGAATTGCCACCGGGTATTACTATGTCAAGCACAGGATTAGTAACAGGAATAGTTCAATTAACAGAAGACATATTTGCTGATTCGCGTGGTGGTTATGATAATAATCAAGAAGCATACGATGATGCAGTTTATGATAAAACAGTTACTACAAGAAGTATTTCAAGAAATTTTGATTTTATAGTTAGAGTTTCAGATGGTACAAGTTATGTAGATCAAAATAATTCAATATTTGTTTATTCAGCAGATTATTGGAGAGTATCTAATACACAAATTACTATTGATATGACTATCCTTGATGGTTCACCTTTAACTATGGACCTAAGTGCTAATAGAAGACCAGTATTTAAAACAGCATCAGACCTTGGAACGTTTAGACACGACAACGCCTGTGTTATTAAAATTGATGTAGATGATTTTGATCCTTTACAAGCAGATTTAGAATATTCAATTCAATCAGGTGCATTACCTTCTGGATTAAACATTGATCTTAAAACAGGAGAAATATTTGGTACTCTGGCTAAACAAGCCGCAATTGAAACCACTTACACTTTCACTGTAAGAGCAAATAGAGTTGTTAGTACAGGTATTCATGTTTTCACTGATCAAACTTTCACAATGAAAGTTATTGGAGAAATTGATATTGGAATAGCATTCTCAACTCCTACAGTTATTGGAACTTTGAGTGCTGACGTACCAAGCACATTATCAATTGTTGCAGTTGCAGAAAATACAAATAGAGTATTAACTTATGAAGTAACTTCAGGTTCTTTGCCAACTGGAATAACACTTTCTGAACAAGGTAATCTAATTGGAACTATTGATCCGAGTGATTTCTCAGATTCAACAAGAGCATACACGTTTACAGTTTCAGTAAGTGACCAATACCAAGAAGCGGCAACATCAAAAGAATTTACTTTAAACATTGATATACCATATACATCAATTGAATATGGAAGTATGGTTGGACATTCAACATCATTTATTGATCAAAATGTATTTTATAATATTGCACAAGATCCAAACATAAACTCACCTGAGTACATATATCGACCAGAAGATACAAATTTTGGAATGAAATTAAATCCTGAAATGTTAATGATGGCAGGACTAGAAGCACAAACACTACAAACATTCCAAAGACAAATGGAACAAAGTCACGCACCAAAAACTTTATATTTTGGAGAATTAAAAACTGCCATAGCAAAAGAAAGCGGTACTACAAAATACGAAGTTGTTTATATTGAAATGAAAGATGAATTTGTTAATAATAGTGGTACAGCAATTGGCGAATCAGTTACACTAAGAAGTGCAGTTGCAAAACCTATGATAGGTCCAAGAGCATCTACTACTGAAGCAACCACTGACATGAACGAATACGAAATTACTACAAGTGGTGGATTGGCATTTTCAACTTCTGGTTCCAAAGTAAGATATGCAAATCAATTATCGGCAGACTTAGACTTTATGGGAACACTTTATCCAAATGCAGTTGCAAATATGAGAAGCAGAATGAAAAGTTTAGGGCACAAAGAATGGGAACATCTACCTTTATGGATGAAAACAATACAAGCAGACAGCAAAGCACCATTAGGATTTGTATTAGCAGTGCCTATATGTTATTGTAAACCAGGCACATCTGCTCTATTAAAGAAAAGAATTAATGATAAATCGTTAACTTTTAGTAATATTCAATTTATTGTTGACAGATATCAAATTACTAAAAGTAAAATTACACCTGCTAAATTTACAGGTGATGGCTCAACTACTACATTTGAATTAGATGAGATTGTACATGAAGAAGATATTTTAGTTAAAGAAGGAACTAGTACTGTTTACGTAGGAAATGGTGTATCAGCAGATAATAATATTGTTCCAACGTGGCTAACAGCAGACGGCACATTGAGATCAGCAGATCATGAATTTGGTATTGAACTTTCTCATAATACATCAACTGGTAAAACTACAATTACATTTACCAAAGAAGTACCGTCAGACGGCACTATTATTACAGTTGAAAGAGCCAACGATAAATATCTTAAATTTAGGAGCAAAGGAATATTTTAATGGCAAGTAATATAGTACCAGGAAACGTAGATGCAACCTTCCCAAAAGCAGGGCAGGATAATAGTTCTCAAGGTTTTAGAGATAATTTTAATTCAATTCAAAATAATTTTACTGAAGCAAAAACAGAAATTGAAGCATTACAAACAAATAAGGCTAGTTTAGATGGATCAAGTAATTTTGCAGACAACGAAGTTACGAGAGCAACATTTAAAGATACTGCTGAAAAAGTATACGCACATGGTACAACAGGTGGATCAATAACTCTAAATCATGGAAACGGACATTACCAAACAATCACAACAAATGCATCTGTAACATTGTCTTTTACAAATTTACCAGCAACAGGATCACTAGGTAGAATAGTGTTAGATATCACTTGCGCCGATGTAGCACACACATTAACTATTCCAAGTGCTGTAATTGTTGCCGATAACGTAACAGGAGGTGATGGATCGTCTGATACAATTACTTTTCCTGATAACAAAAGATTTTTATATGAATTTTTAACTCCAGATGGTGGCACAACAATACTAATGCACCAAATTGGTAAAGTTTATATCTAATAATTAGGGGGTACTATGTACTTTCATCCATTACAAGAAGAAATTAATAATTTGTCTGACGAGGATATATCAAAAAGAATTAAAGAACTTTCTCGAAAAACGGCTATTGCTAGAAGAGGAAGAAATCCTGAGATGTTAGCAAACTTACAAAAAGCATTACTCACATATCAAGATGCTATTAGACAAAGAAGACTCGAACAATGGCACAAGAATTATAAAAAAGCAAGAGGTGAACCAGATCTCGGTGATTTAATCAACATGGAATAGTAAGTATTGTTGATGTCAAACAGTTTTAGTTGGAAAACAAAATTCAAATCAATCATTATAGTAGATGGAGAATTATTTTCTAACGAGTATAATGTTAAACTTCATATAACTCCACACACAGCAAATTTAAAAGAACAAACAGAATATTTTGAAAGATTAAAAAATCTTTTTGAAATGGTATTTGCAAATACAATTACCACTTGGAGAGAAGAAAAACTTTATCATACATTATCTAAAACTTCAAACAATAGATTTATTGAATTACCAAAGCCGCCATACGATCAAATAATGTCAGCAGTGTGTTTTTGTAAAGCAAATTCAGTATTAGATTCGGTAATCACTGTTAGCAAATTAGAATTAAGCAGTTGGCAAGGCGATGGTATTACATATACAGTTGACAAAGACAGTAAAGAACTGTTATTATTAGATACACCCAATTGGTTTTCAGAAAAATACAACAATTTTGATCCATGGTGGTTAAGGGCAGACACGGCAACATATGACAAAGAACTTGATAAAGGCATATACACAGGACACTTTAGTTGGAAAGCAGAAAAAATACCAGTTGACAAGAAGCACGAGTACCATGCTAAAATATTTGAGTTTAACCCAAAGGTTTTAGATGGTGGCAAAGACAAAAATAAATGAGACAGGTGATTGCATTTTTACAGAACAAGATGCAATAGATATTCTTTATAACAATCCAGATTTTGACATTTCTAAAATATTTTTTGATGATATTCAAAAATATAACGATAGTCTAAATGCAACTGGTTTAGATTTTCCAATGTTAAAGACTATACCACGAAGACCTACACCAGCAGAGTTTGACAAAAGAAATTGTGAACAATGGCATATGCCTGGAAAATATTATAAAATTAATGTGTTACAATGGTTATTAGAAAAGTGTCAAACAGATGAGGAAAAAATACGTGTGCAAAATGAATATGATCTATTTGAAAAGAAAAACTTTATTAGGGTTTTACAGTTTTTAATATATTTTGTAGATACTTTAAGAGAGAATAATGTAGTATGGGGTGTGGGCAGAGGTAGTAGTGTAGCAAGTTTTTGTTTATTTTTAATAGGTGTACATAAAATAAATCCACTACTATACAATTTAGATTACACTGAATTTTTAAGATGATAAGTAAAACATAATAGGAGCATAAAATGGTAGCAAGAGCACCCAGAAAAAGAATGTATAGAACAATGCAAGGTCGTATGATCGACATAGAAAAATTAAGAGGTTCCAACGAAGATGTTAGAGCAGTTGGTAATATGAATGTCAATGCTAGAGGCGATATATTAGGACCGGGTGGATCAATAGCGGCAACTAAAGAAAAAGTTATTGCAAAATACTACGAGCAACCAAGAGGTAAAGTAGACGAAACTCCAGCAAGAGCAAAACCTACTCCACCAAGAAAGGTTCCACCAGCACCACAACCAAAAGCAGTAGAATCAAAACCTGCTCCAAGAACAAGACAAACAAAACCAAAAACTGCACCAGCACCTAAAAAAGGTATTGACGCGGCACTTGACGGAATAGAATAAATCTAATATAATACTTCTATATGGGACAAATAGAAGATCTACAGAATAAAGGTTTCGGATCACACGGTGGTAAACAATACACTGTTGATAACGATATTACTCCACTTAAAAAAAGAGTGCTTGTATCTGATATGCACTTTGGTGAAACAAGATCTAAAGGCGGTATTATACTTGTAGATGACGATGGATCACAATCAGGTATCCATCCTAGATGGGCAAAAGTATATGCTATTGGAAATAAACAAGATGATGTTAAAGTTGGAGAATGGATATTAGTTTCACATGGTAGATGGTCTAGAGCATTCAAAGTTAAAAAAGACGGTGTTGAATTAGAAGTAAGAATGATAGATGAGAATGATATCTTACTTGTATCAGAAACCGAACCAGAGCAAAATAGAAAACAGGCTGGGTATGTCAACACTGGTGGTATGGAGCAGATGACTAAACTACCCGGCAATGACTAAACAAATTTTTAACATAAAAGATTTAAGCCACGACTGGATACCACCACTATCTAATGACAAAAAATTATTAGAAATTAGATTAGATTTTTTTAAAAACTTCAATAACGAAACTTTAAAATACATTACAGCAAATTATCAAGACTTTATTGCAACATTTGAAAAATCAATAAAAGAAAACAAGTCTATGAATATATCAGGTTTAGATCTTTTTAATCAAAAAGACGTTATTATAGGATGCCAACATTTTATAGACGAACTTATAATGACACACGGTATAGACAATATACAACTGTTTGACAAAGGATATAATTATTACAAAAAAATAAATCCAAATATCAAATATGTAACTTTAGATACATTACAATCTAAAAAACCACTTATATTAGAATATCCATTTCCAAAATATCTTGGAGAACACCCTCTTTATAAAGATATAATAAAAAAATGTAACGAACTAGACATAGATGTATATTTAGATTGTGCATGGTTACCTGCGTCTTATGGATTAACTTTAGATTTAGACCAACCATGTATAAAAGGAATGGCTATGAGTTTAAGTAAATGTTTTGGTTTACATTGGAGCAGAATCGGTGTAAGATGGTTAAAAAATAAAACTAAAGATTCAATTGCACATCAGAACGAAAATAGAATGATATCATTTCCTAATTTAATGATAGGACAATATTATTTAGATAGATTACCTATGGACTATCTAATTACAAAATATAAAATAAAACATCATGAAATATGTACAAGTTTAAATCTTAGACCAGGCAATATAATTTTAGCGGCACATTCACAGGATTATAAAAGCATTTACGGTTTAGCAAATTTATTATTAAAAGAAAATGGTTAAAAAATTACATACTTGTTACGTCTGTCATAAAACTTTTTTTAATGGCGTGTATTGGTTTGATTCTTTATACTACAACAATTTTGATAAAAGAATTATAAGACCGTTTTGTGGACCAATATGTTCTAATCGTTATAGAGATACCACAGATGTAAATGATTGGCCAGACAGAGAAAAACCTTTTCCAAAAGGAGATGAATGGAAATTAATACAAGATATAGATTATATAGATTATGAAACGGATTAAAACAAAAAGAACTTTTGTACCAATAGACAAACTTGTAACTATGGCTGAAATGGGTCTAGGTGCAGTGCGTCCTTTAAACAAAGAAAAAAGAAGTTGGATAGCAAAATTAGTTAAAGACGGAATATGGGATCCAATATTAGTTACACCAATTAAAGATTCAGGATATTATTTGCTAACAGATGGTTGGCACAGAGTACAGGCGGCAAAAAAATTAAAACAAAAAGAAATTGAAGCATTGCCAGTACCAGCAGATATTGGTTTAAGCATGGCAAAAGCAAACAAAATACTTCGAGACATAGACCGCGAATATGGTTTTAAACTGAAATGCAGTGATATAATTGGCCAATGGGCCTTTTATAAAGATTGACAAATAACATATATCTGTTACAATTATAATATGCACAAACGTATAGGATTTTGCTGTCAGTGGTATCATCATGATCAGACACTAAAAACAAAACAATTAGAAGAAATACAAAGACCTTTTAACACAAAAGCAACCACAGTTCGTTGGTTAAACGAACACAAAGATCAAGCAGAAGCAAAACTTGATATGGTTGTTAAACACAATATTGAATCACTTAAAAAACTTGTTGCAAAAGTAGGTACACTACCACTAGACCGTAGAATGTGCAGACTAGGATCTCCCGTACTACCTATGGCAACAGAAAAAACTTGGCGTTATTATATAGACTCTCCAGACATTGTACGTTATTGTGAAAAACATTTTGCAGAAGTGGGCGATCTTGCTCGTAAACTAGATGTAAAAATATCTTTCCACCCAGGACAATTTACTGTACTTGCATCTGAGACTCCAGACATTGTAGATCGTAGCATAGATGAATTTGAATATCATGTTAACATGGCACGTTGGATGGGTTTTGGTAAATCATTCCAAGACGGTTGCAAGATTAATGTACACATCTCAGGCAGACAAGGACCAGAAGGTATTATAAAAGTATTACCTAGACTATCACCTGAAGCAAGAAATCTTATTACAATCGAGAACGACGAAATGGGACATGGATTAGATGCAAGTTTAGAACTAGAAAAACATCTTGCACTTGTTATGGACATACACCATCATTGGATACGTGATGAGGAATACATTGAGCCTAATGATGACAGAGTTAAAAGAGTTGTAGACTCGTGGCGTGGTGTTAGACCTACCATGCATTATTCTTATTCTCGAGATGAAGCACTTGCACCTGCACAGTTGGGTAACAAAACACATACAGAAATGCACAACATCAAAGATTTACTAGACAGAGGTTGTAAAAAACAAAAACTTAGAGCACATTCAGACTTATTACCAAACGCAAAGGTAAATGATTGGGCATTGTCGTTCAATGAACAATTTGACATACAAGTAGAAGCCAAATCTAAAAATCTTGCCGCAGAACAATTATATAGACAAAGAGAATCAAATATCATATAATTGCTACACTAACAGGAGACACAAATGAAAATACTTTGTATTTTATACGATGACCCAAAAGGCGGAATGCCTGAGTCTTATCCACTTACGGATTTACCTAAGTTAGAAAAGTATCCAGATGGTATGACATTACCTTCACCTAAAGGCAGAGATTTTAATGCAGGTGAATTGTTAGGTTGTGTATCTGGAGAACTTGGACTTAGAAAGTTCTTAGAAGACGCAGGACATGAACTCGTTGTGACTTCTAGTAAAGATGGTGACGAATGTGAAGCAGACAAACATATTGTTGACGCAGACGTTGTTATTTCTCAACCTTTTTTCCCTTATTATTTGACAAGAGAAAGAATTGAAAAAGCAAAAAACCTAAAAATGGCAATCACGGCAGGTATTGGATCTGATCACGTGGACTTACAAGCGGCTATGGACAACAAAATTGATGTTGTTGAAGTAACTTATTGTAATTCAAGATCAGTTGCAGAACATATTGTTATGATGATTGTTTCTATGGTGAGAGATTATCACAATCAACATAGAATAGTTAACGAAGGTGGTTGGAATATTGCTGACGCAGTACAAAGATCATATGACGTTGAAGGTATGCACATAGGTACAGTTGCGGCTGGACGTATTGGCTTAGATGCTTTGAGAAAAATGAAACCATTTGATGTACATTTACATTACTTTGACAGACACAGACTACCCGAAGCAGTAGAGCAAGAGTTAAATCTTACTTTTCATGAGTCAGTAGAATCTATGGTTAAAGTGTGTGATGTTGTAACAATCAACTGTCCACTACACCCAGAGACAGAAAACTTATTTGATGCAGAAATGATAAGCAAGATGAAAAAAGGTGCTTACATTGTTAATACTGCAAGAGGCAAAATCTGTAATAGAGAAGCCATTGCTGATGCATTAAAAAGTGGACAACTATCTGGCTATGCAGGAGACGTTTGGTTCCCACAACCAGCACCAAATGATCACGTTTGGAGAACAATGCCGAATCATGGTATGACTCCTCACACATCAGGAACATCTTTATCAGCACAGGCAAGGTATGCTGACGGTGTTAGAGAAATATTAGAATGTTTCTTTGACAACGCACCAATTAGAAATCAATATCTAATTGTGCAGAACGGCGAACTTGCAGGTATGGGTGCTCACAGTTACAGTAAAGGTACTGCTACTGGAGGATCTGAAGAGGCGGCGAAGTATAAGAAATAATATGGAACAAAAAGATAAAAAAAAAGAAGTTCCATTATCTGAAAGAATGCACCCGGTTGTTATATTACCAGCATTATTAATTGTTGTGTTTGTATTAATCGGGATTGCATATGCTAAAATGAAGGGTCATTACTAATGAAAGAACTTTGGGTAGAAAAATATAGACCAAACACAGTAAAAGAATATGTGGTTCGTGACGAAACGCAAAAAAAACAAATTGAAACTTGGGTAAAAGAAAAATCAATTCCACATTTATTATTTCATGGATCTCCAGGTACAGGAAAAACTACACTTGCTAAAGTTTTGCTGAATGAATTAGAAGTAAGCAGTTATGATATACTTCATATAAATGCGGCCAGAGAAACAGGTGTTGATGAAGTTAGAGATAAAATTACAAGATTTATACAAATAATGCCATTTGGTGAATTCAAATATGTTTTACTTGATGAAGCAGATTATATGAGTGTAAATGCTCAAGCGGCATTACGTGGAGTTATGGAAGAATATGCCAGTAGTGCAAGATTTATTTTAACTTGTAACTATGTGCATAAAATTATTGAAGCAATAAAAAGCAGATGTCAAGGATTTAAAATGGATACTCTTGACAAAACAGAATACACGGCAAGAGTTGCTGAAATACTAGTTGCTGAAAAAGTTGAAATTGATATTGATACTGTAGATACGTATGTTAGATCATGTTATCCTGATTTAAGAAAATGTATTAATGCAGTACAACAAAACGTAAAAGACAGTAAATTACTTCCACCAGCGGCTGAGGAAAGTATGCAATTAGATTGGATGTCAAAAATGGTTGAACTTTTCAAACAAGGTAAAGTTAATGAAGCAAGAAAACTTGTAGTATCAAAAGCAAATCCTCAAGAGTGTGAAGGCATATACAGATGGTTATACAACAATCTAGATTTAATATCTAAAGACGAGGATCAACAAGACAAAGCAGTTTTAATTATAAAACAAGGACTAGTTGATCATCCTGCTATGGCTGATCCAGAAATAAACTTGGCGGCAACGATGATTAAACTGGCAAGATTATCAAATGGGCAGTAAGCACAACAAAAAAAGATTTCTACTTGTAAAATACAGTATTAACAGTCAAGGAAAATATGACGAACTAGTTGAATTAACTAGAAAGAAAGTTGGTCCAGGTAAAAGAGCAGGAGCAGGAATAGTATTAGACTTGGTAAACAAGACTGTTATTAAATGTGAAATACCAGGAGTTAAGCAAGATCAAATATTATCGTATGAAAAGATATACAACTATTTCTACAATTATTACAAACAATCCATTGATCCGTTCATCAAATAACTTCGCTAAATAATAGCATTATGCATGATGTATTAGATATAATCAGAAATGTACAGTCTTTATACGCCGTAGGCCCTACTTTAACGATTTTAAAGGATTTTGAAAGGGTATTAGACGAGTTAGATGTGTATGTTTTCGCTAATTGGCAAGAAGGTGAACTATTAAGCGGTCCTAATGATTCAAGACATTTTGTTACTTGTTCATTTATGTGGCCTGCTGATAAAATGCCTGATCCATCTGGTGGCAAAAGATTACTAGATAGAGGTTGTAAAGTTACATACCAAAAAGACGAACTATTAAAACCAAGACAAATCAAGTCTCCAGAAGATTACAGACCTGGTACAACTAAAGGTAAAATTGACGCACACGATATTTGGGTAGTAGAGATTAAAATGCCAAAAGAATTAATTGGTAATTTTAAACACGGTAAAGACGAAATAGAAAGTCAAGACGAAGCAGACATGAACACAGGAAATACTTTCAATGCAGATAGTTAAAGAAGGATTAAAAGCCGGAGATTTAGAAGGTGTTGTTTCAAATCGTTTTTCAATTGATCAATACAAATCTAAAATGGGCGAAGACAGGAACATAATGGTTCTTGCTTTTACAGTTGATGGACAAGCACCAGCAAGAGATTTAGAACGTTTTGCAGAAACAGGATATAAAGCAATCATGGACGCAGATGCTACTCCAGGTACAATGGAAGATGGCAAACACAGAGTATTCATAGAGTTTGCTAGAAAGCCAGATGTTATATCACATATAGTTTCTTTTTTAGAAGATTTAAAAAAATTAACTAATCACGAATGTTTTGAATACACATATCATAAAGGACAAAATCCAACAACAGTATCTGATTCAACATTAGCAGAAACGGTTCCAACTACTCCAGAAGCATATGAACAAAGAGTGAGTGAAATTAAAATTGGTGAAGCAAAAAACTTTTTTGACAAATATGATATGTTAGAATGCAAAATGCAAGACAATATTTTAAGTGTTAAAAAATCAGGAACACAACAAGAACTACAATTTGAAATACACAAAGTTGGTAAAACAAACGAAATAATGAAAGAAGCAAAAGCATTTGCCATTGATATGGCATCTGTTGCAGAATGCACACATCTTACCAAATATTTTGGACCATATAATATTACCAAAACTACAGAAAACAAATTCATTTTCAGCAAAGGCGACCAGTCTGCTCTATTAAGTAAAAGCGGATGGTAAGATTAAGCGAAAATTTCAGTTTACAAGAATTTACTAAAAGTCAAACTGCCATAAGACAAGGCATTGATAACACACCCGGCGAAGAACATTTAGCAAACGCAAAAGAATTATTTTCTAATGTTGTACAACCTGTTAGAGATAAATTTGGTGTAACAGTTATTAATTCAGGATATAGAGGTCCTGCACTAAACGAAGCAGTTGGCGGCTCTTCTAAATCACAACATTGTAAAGGACAAGCAGTTGATATTGAATGTCCAGGAACACCAAACTTTGATGTTGCAGATTGGATTGAAGAAAATTTAGATTTCGATCAACTTATATTAGAATTTTATACACCCGGTATACCAGATTCTGGTTGGGTTCATGTCAGTTATAATGCAGAAGGTAATAGAAAATCTGTTCTTACAGCAATGAAAGAGAACGGAAAAACTGTTTATAAGCCTGGCCTTATTCAATAAATACGTACATTATGTTTTCGAGTATTAGACTTATATTCACTGTCCTTATCATCTCCGGTATTGCTGGAGGAGGTATGTATGTGATGAAACTGAGGGCAGACAACGCCACTTTAAAAGCAAACCAAATACAATTAGAAACTGCTATTACTGAACAAAACAAAGTGCTTGAACAACAGAAAAAAGACTTTAATGCAATCTTAGAAAGCAACAAAAAATTAAACGTTTTAATAAACACATTCAAAAAAGATCTACAGGAGTTAGATAAAAGGTTTACAAAGAAAAATAGAGACATTGGCAAACTAGCAATCGAAAGAACAAAAGCCATTGAAAGAATTATTAACAAAGGTTCAGCCAATGCGGCAAGATGTGTTGAATTGGCATCAGGTGCCGAACACACAGAGAAAGAACTAAAAGCAACTTTAAAATCGGAGATAAACCCGGAATGCCCGAGTTTAGCAAACCCAAACTATGTACCATATCAATAAAATATTTGCAATAGCATTAATTGTATTTCTTACTGGTTGTTCTATAGGTGGAGAAAAGAAAATTAAAATATTCTCAATTGAAAAACCTCGAGAAAAACTTGATTATCCAATGCCAACAGCATTAGAGTTAGAAGAACTTAAATGGATCATTATTACAAGTAAGAACGCAGACGAAGTGTTTGCAAAACTAGAAGCGGCAGGTATAGATCCTGTGCTGTTTGGAATAACAGACAAGGACTATCAAGTACTTGCTAGAAATTTTGCTCAGATAAGACAGAAGTTACAAGAGACAAACAACCTTTTGGAAGAATACAAAAAATATTACGAAGGCACTGACACTGATAAGAAAAACGAGCAAGAATAATGTGGACTTATAGGGCAAAAGTAGTAAGAGTAATAGACGGCGATACAGTTGATGTTGACATTGACTTAGGTTTTGGTATATGGCAAAAAAATGAACGTGTAAGAATTATGGGCATTGACACTCCAGAATCTAGAACAAGAG